AGGTTTGTAACTGCATTACCTATTTCAATTATTTCCTCATCACTTAACTCTTTTATTTGTGGTGTGGTGTAGAGTGGAAAATCATCTTTGTTGTAATGTGGTGTTCCTTCGCTTGGGACAGCCATTACATGACCATCTACAACACTTTCCCAGTAGAACCTACCAGCAACTTCTTCACCTTTCTCCAACTCCGCTATGCGGTCTGCTTGTTGGCGTAGCATATTGGCGGACTTAAATAAGTCTATTAAATGCAGTCTTGAATCTAGTTCTTGCAATTCATCTGCTAATTCGTATGCGTTCATTTAGTCCATCCAATAGTAAAGAAATGCGGCAATTATCATAACTGCCGCAAAGATTACAAAAGTTCCGATTGCAAACACAATCATTACGGTTTCAATCATGCGTTTACTTTTACTACTTCAATTGTGTGTACTTTGTTTTTGCTACCAGTTTGTGTGGCGGCTTTACGGGCCAATTCTTCGGTAGAAGCAAAGCCTGTAAATTCTTGGTAAATGTTTACTGAGCGATAAGCGTAAGCTAATGGCTTTGTGGTGTTGCGGCTAATTGTTTGACCGTTTGAGAATGTTGCTGTTACTTTCATTTGTTTCTCCTTTTTCTATCTCACTCGTTATTGAGTGATACCAGTTTATTAAGGTAGCTTAAGTATGTCAACAGTTATTTTATAGGGATATACCCTTAGTGTTGTTTTTTTGCAATAGTTCCCCAAAGGTGATAGCACCCCATCCATTTGGCAGTTGTGCGCCAAACTAATGCTCCCGAAGGTAGTGTTCATTCGATGGTCAGGTTGTCAATCACCATTGTCCTGTCCGTCTTGTGTAGTACCCACTCAAGTCTACGGGGCTTGCTGTTAGGTGTAAACCAGCCCATGTTCTATTCCACGCCACCCATCTAGGTGCTTAATATCGTTTGGAGTACGGCAGAAATAGAAAAACCCCTTAAGGTAGCTCTAAGTTGATACCGTTTTAGAAAGCACTCCACAGACTTTCCAAAACGCTCAAAGCTACCCTAAAGGGTCTTGTGTGGAGTACGACTAAGCAGGTATCAATCTGCCAGCACAGTATACCACTAATCTAATTCAGGCCAAATTAATTTATAACTTTCAGGAAATAAGGTCTTTCGGTTTACTAGCCCGTGGCTTTGTTTTTCAAGGGTTGCGGCTAGGATCACCAGTTTGTCGTAAGGTATATCACCGTTCTGCCACATGGATACGGCAGGTACGCTAATGCCTAGCATCTTAGCTACTTTGGTTGGCCCACCCAATAAACGAATAATGGTTGTTGAATTTAATCCTATTGGCATTTTTTCCACTTTTTTTGTTCCCCTACTTTGCCTATTTTTATCGACTTTGTCTTGCATATTGTCCGCATGACTGCCTAAAAACAAATGATTTGGGTTTACGCACAACGGAACATCACATTTATGTAAAACCAGCATACCTTCAGGTATTTCATTGCCGTGCAAAATAAAAGACGATCTATGAGCATAAATTTCATTATTTAGTTTGAAATGCCCGTACTTGTAATTGTTTGCGCCTGTCCAAAGCCAACAGCCATTGGGCTGTTTTTCGACTTTTTTCATAAATTTATCTAAATTTTGCATAAGTAATCTTAACATATTTCTTGCATTAATTGTTAAGTTAAGTTAATATGGGTGTACGGTATGTGCCGTGATAACAGGAGAACTCATATGAGTGAAATAGAATCGCAAACCAATGATTTACTACAGCTTCAAGGTGAACTTGAACGCATCTTTGATGTGCTAGAAGGTGGCACAGACTTATCTAAGGAACAAATTGACTTACTGCGCTATGGCTGTGGCTTTGCGCCAGTAAACCGTCAGCGTGATTTCTTGCGTGAAGTTTTTACAGACCTCAATCCATACGGGAGATCACAATGAACCCACAAGTACAGCTAGTAACGCCTGAAATGGCAAAGATTTACCTATCTAAAAACACCGATAACCGCCAGCAAAGGGGCTGGTATGTGTCTTGTCTAGCTAAAGCCATTAAGCGTGGTGACTGGATATTGACCCATCAGGGCGTAGCATTTTCTGAGTCAGGCAAACTCATTGACGGGCAACACCGTCTAGAAGCCATTGTAGAAGCCGATACACCCGTGCAAATGCTTGTTACTACTGGTGTCAGTAACGATGCCTACAAGGTCTTAGATAACGGCATTAAGCGCACATTGTCAGACCTAACAGGCATTAATGTTAGGACTACTGAGGTATGCCGTATCTTGGCTAGATTGGTTTACGGTGGTAATTCTGTCACCAGTGCAGAAGAATGCCTAGAAATCTATAACACGGGTGTGGGCGAGGTATCTGACAGCCTAGTCGAGTATTGCGGCAAGCAGATTAAAGTCTATTCGTCTGCGCCTATGCGTACTGCGGCAGTCTGTTTAATTCTTGATGGGTATAACCAAAACTACATTAAGAACCTGTACGCAAACCTGTGTCACCAGCAATTTAACGAACTGCCCAATGTAGCGCAGAACTTTATCCGTCAAGTAACCGATGGCAGGGTCAGCGCAAACAAGAAGTCAAACCTACTAGCACGGGGTCTAAAAGTATTTAATCCTGAGTATCAAGATGTAGCTAGACTTCAGATTAGTGATTCAGAAGAAACTGCCGCTAATGCGTATTGCCGCAACATTGTTAGAAACCTATTAACCAAGGAAAAAAAATGATTATTTCTGATACTCAACGAGATTTTAAAATCGCCCCTGCTGGCTTGCATATGGCACGGCTTTATTCGGTTATTGACCTCGGTCATCAAGCTACCGAATGGGCTGGAGAAACCAAGATTATGCACAAGGTCGTATTGACTTGGGAACTGCACGGTGATGATGAGGATGGCAAACCATTAAAAACAGACGATGGCAAGCCATTAATCGTATCTAAGCGGTATACGGTCAGCCTTGGAGATCAAGCACGGTTACGCCAAGATTTAGAGGCGTGGTCAAACAAAAAAATGACCACCGAGGACAGGAAGAACTTTGACCTCAAGAACTTATTAGGTAAGTTTTGCATGGTCAACATTACGCACTCTGAGGATGGTAAGTACGCTAATATCTCAGGTATCAGCCCTGTGCCTAGCGCACTGCGTAACGCCCAGCCTGAAGGTATTAATCCGACCAAAATCTTTTGGTTGCAAGACTTTAAGCAGGAAGAATACGATGCGCTACCTAAGTACTACAAAGAAAAGATAGCGGAGAGTAGTGAGTGGCGTGGTCAGCAGGAGCGTGAAAGAAAAGCACCTAAGATAGCTGACGATGACGGTTTTGGCCCTGACAATATTCCGTTTTGAGGTGAACTATGAAAGCATTTCCAAACAAAGGATGGAATGGGTATGAAACCATAATTAATGAAGGCATGGATTTGCGAGATTATTTTGCCGCACAGGCTATGGTTGGAATATTAACAATGCTAAGGGGTGGCAATGAAGGTCTTATTACAGTTCAAGAATCAACAAGCAAATATGCTTATGAATGGGCTGATGCAATGATGGAAGCGAGAAAAAATGATAGTTAAGGAGAAATTAAGTGAATCAGGTCACTGGTATAAAAAAGACGGCACTCCAGCCTATACAGTCATTGGCAAGACTGGGGAGCGACCAGCAACGCTCCGTGACGCACGGAAACTCGGACTTCTGCCAAGTGTTACGACAATTAACGGAATGTTATCGAAAGCAGGGCTTGATACATGGAAGCAACAGCAAGTCCTCTTAGCCGCCTTAACCCTGCCTAGACTGCCTGACGAACCCGAATCCGACTGGCTGGCTAGGGTAATGCAGGATAGTAAAGCGCAGGGTCGAGAAGCGGCAGAACGAGGTACTGCGATCCACGCCATTATTCAAACTTGGTTCGAGGGTGTGTATATGCCTGAAAAACCACCGTACATTAGCGCAATCATGGATAGCCTAGAGAATGCCTTTGGCAAGCAAGAATGGCTCTCAGAGCAGTCTTTTGGGCATCCGCTAGGGTTTGGTGGCAAGTGTGACTTAATGGCTAAGACGGGCTTTATTGTGGACTTTAAGACTAAGGAAACCGACTTAGATAAAGTGGATGTGTATTTTGAGCATGAGATGCAGTTAGCCGCTTACCGTGAGGGCCTAGGCGTTCCTACGGCACGGTGCGCTATCGTCTTTGTCAATGCACTAAGCAATCAGGTCAAACTGATTGAAATTGAGCAGGATCGGCTTCAAAAGGGCTGGGAATGCTTTGAGCATTTGTTACGGGTTTACCAAATCAAGAACGGCTTATAATCAAAGTTCCTTCACGGGAACGGGGGAAAGCGGATGCTGTGAGTGTTGGTCATTAAGTGGGTTGAGTAGGCACACCTGTTAGGATTGACCAATCGCCCTGAGCCAAGCAAGGTGACAGACAAAGCGAGTACCCCACTTTTTCTAAGGGCGTTAAGCCGCCACAGTAGGATGCAGTAATTAGGGAATTTTGCGGCTTTCTGCCCTATTGCTAGTAACTGCTAAATACTGCCCTGTTGTTTTTCTGCAAAACCTAGGGTATATCCTAATAAAAATACCTTGCATTGTTAAGATTACTTAACTTATACTGTCATTACTGCATCGGGCAGTGAGATAGAAAAGGAGAATCAAATGCAAGTTTTAGACATTCAAGTTACCAAAGTTGACCAATTAGGTATGCTCTTGGCACAGATTGCTGACCTAGAAGCACAGGCAGAAGCACTCAAGACCGAACTCAAGCAAGAAGAAGGCCACATCGAGGGTAACCTCTACAAAGCGTGTGTAACCTTATCCCAGCGCAAAACCGTAGATAACAAGGCCGTGTACGCAGAAGCCAATGTACCTGCCGAGTTAATCGAGAAGCACACCAAGACCACCGCAGTTATTACCCTTAAAGTTACAGCCCGTTAATCAACGCCCCTACGGGGGCAGAAAGGTTTATATGAAGTATTTACTCTTACTAGCACCACTAGCCTTAATTGGGTGCAGTTCCTATAACCCACCCAATGTCAGCCTAGAAACCGATAAACAGGCGTATCACATGACACGGGCGCAGGTTATCCTAGGCATTAACGAGTGTGAGGATGCTGGCACACGCCCCGTAGTCATTACCGCCAAGCGTAGGATTAATGGCGTTACCACCGATGTACCCGTAGAAGTTACCTGCAATCCCCGTTACCGTATCTTTCAATAAGGAGTCATCATGTTACAAAGTGAACGAGATCATTTATCGTACCTAGAAGCACAAAAGAAGTTTGAGAACCGTCAACGGATGTTGGATAAAGGTTGGGGTGATATTGAAGCCTATAACCGTCTTATTGCTTACGAGAACAAGAAAAAGCGCAGGGAATCTATCAAGCAGTTCTTGCTGGGTGGTTTGGCGGCAACTCTGTTCTGTGTGTTGTTTTTTGGTACTAATTACCTAATGCACGGCTATGCAATATAAGAAGTTTGACCAAGCCTTGCACGATGCGTGTGATCCACCTGCCCGTGATGCCGTGGCTAGGTGGCTCAAAAACCTTTGGTATATCGATGCTACCCCAAACCCTGATATATACGCTGTAGACCTCGTATTAAGCCGTAGGGGTGAGCATCTAGGGTATGCCGAGGTAGAGGTCAGGGATTGGGAATATTGTCCGTTTGATACCATTCACATAGCCCAGCGCAAAGATAAGTTATTTAACCACCCTAGAACCACCATGTATGTGGTCAATAAGCCACTAACCCATGCCTATTGGATACGGGCCAATAAGATTAAAGATTGCCCGTTAATAGAAGTACCAAACAAGGCGGTAGCCCGTGATGAATATTTCTACGATGTACCCAAGGACTTGTGGAAGATCGTAGACCTACGGGAACTGTTCTAGGCGTAGGGTCTAGTACCAGCCTTATCAATAATCAGTGCTTGTCTGCGAGGAGCAGTGCCAGCAATATTAGGAATACTAATATGTGTCCAACGGTCAAATTCTCGAATAATTTGGTCATATCCAATCCCCGATGCAATCACCGCCTTAACGACTTCATCGGGGGTCATGCTCGGTACTCGAATATCTGCGGCACATCCAATCCGATGCTGGCTAGTGTCCTTTGATCCTACAGCGTCATTGACTTCTTTGCAACGAAAAGCCGAATTAACCATGACTGGTTTGCCGCCTAAGACGGTCTTAACTTCTTCTAGGAATGCGGCTAGGCGCACAAGGTTAGCCATCTCTGAGGCATTGGGCGCATTGTCAAACTGACGGTGGTCTGTGTGTGTCAGTTCGTCTAGGGTGAAATGGGGTGATAAGTGCATGGTTATTCTCCACAGTAAGCGTTTCTTCTAATCCATTCTTTTCTAGCATTGCAATTTGAA